AATATTGATTGCCATTGAGTTTGTATACCAAATTGGGTCCCCTTTTTCAAAACTTTTTGTTGGAGGTTCTGTATGTGCAAAACTTGACTTTCAGTCTGTTCTATACGCAAGCCGCGCAACTCAGGGGGGTGTGGGGGTCAGGAAAAACAGCTTCAAGTTTCGGTTTGGTTTGGGACTACTAGATATAGTGTTGAGAAGTGTAGCTAGGCACAAGATTTTGTGGGATCGGAACATGATCCATGAACACCAGACGTAAAAAAACCCTGCCATCAAAGATGACAGGGTTTACAGGTATAGCAGTTTTTTACTGCTGGTTTATTAGTCTAGTTAGTTTTTCTAGCACTTGAGATGTGGCGTCAGTAGATTGGCTATCTGGTTTATTGCTAATCACTGATACTAAAACCCTAGCCAAATCTGATTTTGACATTGAGTTATTAGTTAGCCAAGTTAGTAAAACACTTTCCAAAGTATTAGAATAAACCCAACCCAGAAGATCACCTTGCCAATTAACATTAGTGTTATCATGGTTTTGATTATCCATTTCTGTATTAGTGTTTTGAGTAGGTAGGTTTAATAGTCTTAACAAATCGTTAGGCATTAGAACACCACCTTATCTTGATAGTTAGGTATCAAGTTCATCACGTTTGAGTGTAATAGACTATCCTTACACTTCTTATAACTTGATATTGTTGATGTTAATGGTTTAGGTGAAAAGACGTCAACCACCTGTTCAGACCCAAACATATCTTGCATTTGGTCATCTGAAAAACCAAATTGATCTTTTATAAAAGTAGTCATCTTTGATTGTGATAAACCACCTTTACGTTGTTTATGAGAAAATTGGAAATCCTCACCAAGAAGAAATCCATTATATTTTCCACTCATAAATTGTAGTTCTCTTCTACAATTTGTTTGCCACTCTTTGACAAATATAGATTTTAGAATTGATAACCTTGCAAAATCATCAATTTTATATCTATCTTCTTTTTGTATATATTGCATTTTAGCAACCTTTCTATCTTTCTATAAAGATAATTAGAGTATGCACATATCCTAACTTGTTGCAACACCTAAAAACATTTTTTTTTATTTTTTTTTAAAACTTATCAACAACCCAAAAACAAGGTTTGGCATTAGCCCAAAAATTTTTTTTCATGCTTCTTTATATAAGAGGAACATCTGCCGACTTAAAAAGAATTTTCTGGCGCGAGCGGGAGCGAACTTTACATTATAAGCGAAGCAAAGGTTGGGGTCGAAGCACAGGGATTTATAAAGGATTTTGTATTCACGAATCATGGTCAATGCGACTTCACCAACTTCCCGCTCGCGCCGGGAAAGATCTTATATTATAGGCGAACAAACAAAGGGGGTCCAACCTCAGGGATTTACATCAGGATCTGCCTGGCGGCCGGGGCGTTCAATTATATTAATAGATCTTTAAAGGCTGGGGTCCGAGGTCTGGGATTTCTATAGTCCGGACAGCGTCTGCAGCTTCGTTACCAATCCAGAAGAGACAGAACAAAATGAAGACGGTGATCGCCTGGGACCTGCTAGCCCCAAGCAACCAAAAAATTGAAGTAAATAAAAAAGCTTGAATCAGCATTCACGGCCCACGATGCCGTCGGCAATAACCTGCCTTATGCCATGTCCATGCCAGGGACTTTGAAAGATCCGGAAACAAATCTGGCCTTCTCCATCCTCCCACAGCCGCACCTTAATGCAACCCTTCCAACTGGCTGCAATTGTACCGATGCTGTGATGGCCTCTGGCCGTTGGTTTTGTCTTCCGGGCGGATTCGTCAATCATTCCATAAAACTTGCTCATGATACTTTTTCCTCCTTGAGTTTTTCGACATCTGCTGCCCATTCGTCTATCCAGTTTCTAATGTGTTCAATGTGTTCTGAACCATTAAGCAACGCTAATAAAATAATGGACAGGTTGATTCGGGTAAATTCACCCATATCATTGCGAACATATTCTTCAAGTTGTTCGGCTTTGTATTCGTAATCAAAAGACATGTAAGCCTTCCTTTCTTTATTTCTATTAATATATATAGTCCCAACTTGTCAGGATGTCAATAGCAAAATAAAAATTTTTTTCTCCTGCTTTTCGACCAGCGTCAGCGTCCCGGGCCCGCAGCTCAGGGTTATATTATAGGGTCAGGTTGCATTGGGGTCGAGATTCGGGGATTTTTACCAGCTTCACCTGCTGCCTGGCCCGCAGCTCAGGGATCCTGGAACTTTGATGGTCGAAAAAAACATTAGAAAACAAGGGGATTTTTGTGCTTGACTTGCTTCAACTCAGGAGCGCGCCGGGAAACTTTTTTATATTATAAAACCAACGAAACGTGGGGTTGAAACCCAAGGGATTTGCTGGGGATTTATCCTGACCTGCAGCGCGGCCCGGGATGCTCGCTTATATTATAGTGCGAAATTTTCGTGGGGTCCGTCATCAGGGATTTTTGGATTTCGGACCACGGCAAAGGGTCTTCGAAGCACGCAACATGGCTCATGGATTTGAAGCCATCGGTTGCCGCATCTTGGACCAGGTACCCTGGAAATATTTTAAGGGCTCTCTGAGAGAGGCTTCTCGCAAGTATGTAATTAGGAATGTTGTACTCAGATAGCTTGAGATTTATAGCAATCTGCTGTGGACTTAGTCCTAACTTGTTAATCTTTGTACACTTCAATTCAGCCCAAAACGTGCCTGGCAATCCACTCTCTTCATGATGATATAATCCATATAAATCAGGCATTCCTGGAGTAGACCAAGAGTCTATTTTTAGAAAGTGTATTTTCTTACAGTTTGATCGTAACGTGTTGGCAAATCTACCCTCCTGCTTTACTGCCATCGGCTGTGAATCTACCTTTCTTATCTCTTCCTTCGTGTTGTTTTTTTAACCAAACAGCTCTATCAAGCTGAACTCGACACTCTCCATTATCAAAAACATATAACAGTTTTACTCCGAGTTCTTTTTGTTCTGGACTCAAAGTTCTATTTATCATTTGCTTTGAACCAAGTGTATCTTTGTTATTTCTAAATCCGGCAAGCTTTACATCAAATAGTTCAATATGACCGAAATCGTCAACAGCAATAATATCAATCGGTCCTGTTCCAAAAACATTGTTGAATACGTAATAGCCTTTTTCTAGTAACCAAAGTAAAGCACGTTGATGTGCCCAGTTACCCTTCAGATGTTTGTCGTTCGTGATCGGCATCTATAACTTTTTTAGCAGAGTCACCTGACAACCGACCTTCAAGCTCTTTAATTTTCGCATCTACTTCCTCCATGCTCATACTATCAATAGTTCCATATTTGATTTCTTTTTTATCAATGTAGAGCCCAGCCACTTGACCTCTGTTTTTCTCGGCAGCAACAGCAGCATTCCAATTACCGGCTTCCTCAGCTTTTGCAGATAGTTCATACATTCTTTTCAAGTGTTTATCATAGCTTGTTTCATACTTACGATAAAACTGAACACGATAATGATTTATTGCATCAACAACCTTTGGAAACATCTTTGGGTTTTGCATATTGCTTGCTTGTTGTCTTGCGGTCTTAGAAGAGAAGCCACATTCTTCTGCTATTTTGGTGGCTGTCTTTCTTCCTTCGTACAAAACTATAAGCTGTGCGAATTTTGCTTGTTTTGGCGTTAAACCAGGAAAGTGTTCAAACCTTTCCTGTAACGTCGTTGTAACGTCTGTAACGTGGGATTCTGTCATCACAATACACTTTAGGGCAATTAATCCCAATTTCAATACCCAAGTAATCCCAACGTAACGTTACGTTAGGACTCCACGTTACACCCACGTAACACCTTCAAACCATTGATATATAATGATAATAGTAATATATATATAGTGTTACGTAACATTTCGGCTAATTTATTTTTTTATTTTTGTATTTATATTTATAATACTATATGCACAACGTTACACCTTTTGTGCACAAAAACTTGACATATAAATATTGCCGGCATTTGCGAGATCCTTCCATAGATATTCTGCTCTGACTCTACATTCTATCAAAGAATTGTATGGTTCCTGGTCCATGATCAATTGTTGACAGGTATTGTTCAGTTCTATACTTGGATCTCCAATACATAACCAAATTATAAGGAAGTATTTCATAGTGTAAATTTATCACTTTTTGGGATATAATATACCCATGATTTGTGAGGCAAGTTCCTCCTATATTTTATTCATATTGTCTCCGCAATATTACAGTCCCTGTCTCACAGATCATAAAAGAAAGGATAGGAAATGAAATGGGAAAACGAGCACTACCCATAAAGCGATACTTAGATAAGCTTTGGGCTCTACACGAGCGCCAAAAACGTAAATGGGTAAATAAACGTGATGATTGGGATGACGAATCCATCATTCGAGTTTCATCGAGAATAGATGAGATTAATCAACTTATTGAGAGAGGAATAAGGTATTACGTCCCCTTCTAACGATATAACCGTGACCATAACCGATAACAAGTCTGGAGAAAAAGTTTCTTTATGCTTAATCGGTTATGGTATATCAATAAGGTATATTTTAGAATTTTTGAAAGGCATAAAATTAAAATGAACCACACTTACTTCAATATACCGGGCTGGTTTAATATGCATGAAGCATATGATCAACTGTTACATCACTGTCAAGATGGAGATGAGATTTTAGAGATAGGAAGTTTCATGGGCCGGTCTACATCGTACCTGGCAACTAACATCATTAACTCAGGAAAAAAAGTTCACTTATACGCATTGGATACTTTCGAAGGGAGCTCTGAACATGCTAACTTAGATATTGTTGGTGGGTTCTATGAAAAATTTCAAGACAACTGTAAAGAATTTATTTCAAGAGGTATTCTGACACCTATCAAATCAAGATCAGATGACGCTAACACCTTAGCAAGATTTCCAGAAAAACATTTTCAAGGTATTATTATCGATGGAGCTCATGAGTATGAGCCGGTCATGGAAGACATTCTACACTGGTGGCCCAAGCTTAAAGACGGCGGGACCATGGTCGGTGATGACATGTCCCTGGAATCCGTTCAACAAGCCGTGAAAGATACTTTTGGCAAAGCAAAGTGTGTCGACGCAAGCGCCATAGATTATATCATGGGTCGAGAACAGTGGTTTAGTGTATCCAAAGGAACAGAGCTTACAAAATGTTCGAAATTAGTGCCTGGTCAAAATATCTTACAAAAAAACCAATGAAATTTAACCTGAAGACTACGCCAATTGTGATAGTCCGATGGAAAGATGCGACTGAGCCGTTCTCTGGCTGGGTCGAGTTCAAAGATATCATTAAGAAGACTGCAGCCGGATGTTTTTCCGTGGGCTGGCTCGTCAAGGACGATGAAGAAGAAATGTCGTTAATGGCGGACTGGTGTGATGACGGTGGACAAGAAGGAGGAAGGGTTGCAATTATTCCCAAAGGTATGGTAAAAGAAGTTAAGTATTTAAGATACCATGAAGCTAAAAGATATAATTAAACAGCTGAGGGTATTTGAACAGCAGACTGACTCAGATGGTCATGACATGGTCTACGAGGTGGAATACAAAGATGGCTCAACAGAGCGCTTTAGTCATCGAGAGTGGAACATCATCGTGGCAAACGGAAAAGCTTTCTGGGAAAGACACAAAGCAAATAAATACTTTGAACAAGGACACGAAGGCCTGTATTAGGCCTCGTCATCCTCTTCTGCTGCTTCATCCTCACACTGACAGTGCTTTACATTAAGTAATTCATTGTGTAGGTAAGCTATCGCTTGTAATGCTTCTTGATATTTCTCTTCTATGTTTTCCATTTGGACCTCCTTTTTTAGTGACGAAAGTCCATAGTATAAAAATCCAATCCTAACCGCAAACAATCTTTGGTATTGACTTTTTAATGTTTCGTGATCCGTGCGTCGTCTTCCTCGATCAGCTCTTTCAACCAATCTGGAGCATTACGCCTTAACGCTAATTCTATAACATTTCTTAGTCTCATTGCTTCTTTTTCATCTTTAGCAACTTCCTTAACCCCTTTCTCACTTAGATTCAAAAACTCTTGAATCGTTTTGTTCTTATGTTTCATTTCTTAGCTCCTATTGATGTCTCTCCATCAGTCACACCACATACCTGTGTTACGAGGCTACAGACCAGGTGTCGACCCTTTGGATTAGGGTGGGATTGATAATCCGTCTCCAGAATATCTTACTTCACACTCTTTTCCAAACTCTTTATGTAACGTAAAACCGTGTCCCAAGCTTGGGTCACGTTCGATGATGCACGGTCAAATCTTATATAATCATTCACCACTTGCATCGCTTTAATTTTATCGTCCATGGAAACTCCTTTCCAGCCAAACCAAAACTCTCCTCACCATACCTACACCACTCCTCGCCTGAACGCACCTCACCCCGCCTGCCTTACACCGCCAGAACGTAACTGACCTCACCACACCTGCCTTACCATACATCACCAATCCCAGACCCAACGCACGCCACCTTGCCTGCCATACCCTTCCTAAAGATAACGTAACTTACCCCAACACGCCTGCCACGCCGTAACACACTGCGCCTTACCCCACCATATATGAACTTACCTAGCCTGCCTCACCAATCCACAACATTCCAAAGCCTACCTGTCCTGGACCTAACTTACCACGCCTGCCTTGCCTATGCTGACCAATCCGCTCGAAACCATTCGTCGCCTTAACTTACCACACCTGCCACACCAAACCCGTCCTCGACGCACCTAAATCCGCCCCACCTGGCCTGCCGCATAAAACCGATCCTGACCAATGCTCGCCTTACCTATCCTGCCTCGCCGTTCCTAGCCCGTCCGGAGCATACCAAACCTGGGCATACCTGGCCTGCCTATTCTATCGATGATCCGTCTTCTATGACTGATAGAAAACTTTCTAAATCATCAATGGTGTTTTTAAAATGTTGTTGTTGAAGAGTATCTAAATAAAGAAAAGCTTTTAGATCTTTTGCTTTGTTCAGTGCAATCAATGCGTCTTCAACTTTGTCATATAGTTCTCGATACTCATTCATTCTTTCCTGCTCTTCCCAACCAACTTTACTTGCCATCGGAATGCTCCTTTCTTATTTCAATAATATATTTTTCTATATCATAAACAGTAGAATTATCTGTTTGATGATACTCCCGATGAGAAACCTCTAGGGTGATCATATTTTTACAACCACCTAGAGATTCCACATCAAAATAACAATCCTCCAAGTTATCTTGAATAATTTTTTTGATCTTCTCTAACATACAGAGGAACCTGTAACCATCCATCTCTCTTAATCAAGATGTCGATTATATGCGTATAAACGTAGTTCATTCTATCCTTTCTGATGGCGTGCTAGAACTCTAGTAAATTTTGCAAGAGACACTAGATCTAATAAAGTTTTGCAAAAAGATACAACTACCTTTCATTTTAAAACTGTTATTATTAAATTCTAACACGCTATCTATTATTCTACACTATGCAGAATATCTTTCAATGATGCGTTGAGCTTCAGAGAAAAATTTATATAGTTCTTTTAGTTCACCATATTTTTTTCTCCATGAGTTTAGTTCTCGAGCAGCTTGTTGTAAAAGCTGTAATCGATACTCCTCATCGCTCAACGCTACATCCAGTGAAACGTAAGTACGAGGTGCGTCGTCGTCAGACTCAGAGCTCGTAACTACCTTAACACTATGAAAAGCACGAATCGGTTCTTCAACATGCTGCGTGACGACCATGACAGAACCAATTAACTTCCTTGCCTCTTGCAATCGATACTGTTCCGCAGCCTTAGTATCGTCCCACGTAAAGCAATCGTGGAGAGGCGAACTCTTTCTTTCTGCCTCCCGCACAACAAGTGTTGGGTTGAGTCCCCCGTGCTTGTTCGTGATCTCCTCAAGATGCTCTCCAACAACTTGAGGGTCCACTGAATAACGTGCACCCTCTCGGAATTGATATTCCTGGATTGTTTTTGTTTTATTACGCAACTTTGACATTCTTACTTCTTTCTATCTTAGTTACGTTAGTCACCTTAAACATTCCAAAGTTACCATTCTTTTGTGGTCTCCATTCACCAACTCCAGATGCAAAACCAGCAACGTTAAATACGTTGATCAATTGTTCGATTGACCAGGCATTCGCATTGTATCTCACAGGAACATCAGCTTCCCATTGAGTAAACTCACCTCTGTATCGAAGGTCAGCAGCGCCCATACCTACACGCACCATGTCTTCTCTCATCACAGGTTTACCCTTGATCTCAATCAAGTCACATGGAATGTGAAAGGAACCACGAGCGGCTACCTTTGTTAATCCTTCAATGTGAGAACATGCATTAACTGCAGCAGCTTTGAAAGCAATCGCCGGAAAGCCGTATGCTTTACCATTAGGCATTGCATATAAAGAATCTCTAAAACATTTTTCAGGATCCTTTGCTTCTCTACCCGCAGCTTTCGCTACTTTCATCTGCTTATCTCTGATTTCTTGTTTAGCCTTCTCAGACCATTTGTTACAAATTAAAGGTGAATCACCTTTTAATGTTATTATACAATCCTGTAATATAACGCCAGGGACTGTAATATTTTCTGGCTCTTTCTTACTTGGCATTTCTTCTCTCCTCAAGTTCTTTGTCTATTAAGTATTCTATAAAGCCGGCCACTGATCTGTAATCTTGATCTGCCATGCCTTTTAGTTTTTTGTAACTATCTTTTTTAATAGCTACTGATTTGTACCTAGAGGTGTCTGTCATTATATCCACCCTAAGTGATGCACGATTAGAATTGCTATAATGCATCCAATGATAATACTAATCATCTTCACTCCCTTCGTCTTCGTTATCTAATAGTAAAATTTCGACCCAAGTTGGTATTGAATATTCCATCTTGAACCTCCTTTCTATATTTCTATAGTCATTATATAATATCTCAACTAATTATGTCAACTCCTAAAAAAATATTATTTATTGGTTGAAAAAAAATTCAAACTACCCATATAAGTATATCCGGTTATTGAATGTGATCAGTTCAATATTGTGGCTGAAAAACAGTTTTAACAGAGCTGTAAGGCACAGGGCGACATGACTGACGGACAAGTGTTTGAGGTCATTAGCTTTGGTTCGAGTAAGATTATAGGATGTTTATCTGTGTTCTGAAAGATGGAGGTGAAACAACTAATCCTCCCAAAATTACCGGATCCAATCATACAGGGGCTTTGCTACATCACCCCTGTATGGCTCTTAAAACCGATTTTTTTTACTTAATTTCGCCCCAATTTTTGCCAATTTCACAATCTACCTTAATTGGCACTTTTAAGTCGACACATTCGACCATAAGCTTTTCAATCTTCTTTGCCTGGATCTCAGAATCAAAAGAACAGTCTAATTCATCATGAACCTGGATGTGAGGAACTATTCCTTCTTTATATAAATCTAAAATTGCTTTCTTTGTCATGTCAGCAGCACTACCTTGTATCAATCTATTTAATGCTTTGTATGTAAAAGCTCGTCTAATGTTTTTTCCATGTTCCCTGGTCGCTTGGTCCCTGGGCAGTGGTTTATGAATACCGAAGCTTGCGGGCTCCCATAAATCAAAACGACACTTACGTCCAAGTAAAGTTCTAACAAAACCATTTTCTTGTGCAGACTTTGATGCCTGGTCCGTGAGCTGTTTTACAAAAGGAACTCTGCTATGATAAGTTTTAAATAACTGATCAGCTTGCTCATCGTTTAATCCTAACTGACTTTTTAATTTACCTTTACCCATTCCATAGAAGAGTCCCAGGTTAATTGTCTTTGCGATCTTACGATCAATATTAGCCATCTCAGCAACAGTGCCGTGGAAATCTAGGTCACTATTATAACCGTCAATAACTTTGTCAGCGCCTTCTAAACCATTTCTGGTTATGGCAGCGTAATGAGCCACGAGCCGAGGTTCTTGTTGATTGTAATCAAAGCAGCCCCAACGAGCTCCTTCCTCAGGTATAAATAAACTTCTAATCATCGGCCCAATCTTTTCATTACGAGCCGGTATCTGTTGTAAGTTTGGATTACTCATTGAGAAACGACCAGTCACTGTGCCACCCACATCAGATTTCATTTGATGTATCTCAGCGTGAATACGACCGTTCTTCTGATGCTTCATGATTGTATCAATAAAAGTAGTTCGAGCTTTGTTAATCTCACGAGCCTGGACTACCAACTTAGCTAATTGACTTGGATGTGTTGCTAAAAAGTTTTTATCAAACTTTGGTTCTTGTGCTTTTGCAGTTTTCTCATAAGGAATATCCATAGCATCAAAAGCTTTCGCAACTGAGCGTGCCGCCCAAAGATCAACAGAAACCCCTGAGATGTTTTGGATTTGAGTGAGAAGAAGGTTTTCTTCTTCTAAGAGTTTCTCTTTAATTTGAGCAGCACGATTAGTGTCAACACGGACACCCCTCCACTTCATCTCAATCAGAGCCGGGAGTATATTGGTCTCTAACGAGAAGATGGAAACTAAATCTTGTTTATATATTTCAGGCTCCAGGCGACCCCATAACTTCAACGTGAGCTCTGCGTCTTGTTCTGCATAAGGCCCAACAAATTGAGCAGGTAACTTCCACATCTCACCTTTTGGATCAACACCCCACTCTTTTGCAGCTTCGTATAACAAAGCTTCTGATTTTTTTTCGCCCAGATAATCTTTAGCCACAGCATTAAGAGAGTAACCCATACGATTCTCATCAATGATCTGTGAAGCAATCATGGTATCAATTAGATTACCATTCACTTGAACCTCTTTATGTTTGAGCCAACCCACATCATACATAGCATTGTGAAATATTTTTCTGTTAGGCAGCGCCATCATCTTTTTAAAATTACGATAGAATATTTTTTCATCAAAATTACCACCACCAGGATGTTTCAAAGGAAAGTATCCTTTCCAACCTTCAACAGCCACAGCAACGCCAATGACATCACCCTCCCCGGTAGCCCAACCAGGTCCTTTAGTTTTAATCTCTGGGTCCATAGTCTCCAGGTCAACTGCTATTTCTTTTGCGTCATCTAGATTAGGAATGTTCTCAGGTGGCAACCACTCACTCGGTGGTTGAAACATCGGTATTTGATTGCTCATGTATGGGTCTATCCTTCCTTCTTTATATTCTGGTAATATCCAATCGTATTTTGTCATCTAAAAATTTCTGAGAATTCTAAATTACTTTGGCTAGCAACAAGATGCAAGGACTGTTTTGCTCTGGTCGCTCCAACGTAAAATACTCTTCTCTCGTCATCAGGGTTTCTTAAATAACCCTCTTCAACTCTTTTGGTAATGTCAGTGCACAACATAACATTGTCAGCTTCACCACCCTTTGCACCATGTATTGTCGAAACTTTTATTCTTGGTTTAAGATCTATCTCTTCCTGGTTTCTTAACAAAGATAAAACATAAACTTTCATTGTCTCTGACACTTGTGTCAATGCGTAATGCCAAGGTGTTTGTTGTTCTACCTTGAGTCCATGTTCCATGCTCAGTGTTGCAATGTTAAACATTTTCTTTTCGTCTACACCAGTCAAACCTTTATGTCCTCTTGCTACATCTTTATCTAATTTAAGATAAGAGTATAAGTTTTTTACTTGATTAAAGTTTGCCTGCTCACCTCTTTGAAGAGCCTCCCAGGTTCGTATGGCTTGAACTAACTTCTGTGATACAGAAGGATTGTCAAACTTTTCATAGTAAACACCCATGCCCCGCAGATCTTCTACTAACTGTTCAGCTATATAATTAGTTCTACCTAATAAGAGCCATGATCCGTGTTTCAAGTCTACTGAATCAAAACGATGGACATGTCTTTCTAAAAAACCAGAAACAGGATTAGGCCTATATTCCTTTGGCACTCTGTTTTCTATTCTTGATACTAGACTATTGGCTACTCGATGCACCGCAATCGGTACACGAAAAGACTGATTAAGTATTTCTCTTTTACCTGGAAGATTAATTAAAAACTCTGGCTGAGCTCCTGACCATTTAAAGATAGCCTGATCATCATCTCCGGCGATGTAGACTCTATCGACCTGAGCCTGCATGTTTTTCACCATTTCCCATTGTATAAAAGAAAGATCCTGAGCCTCATCAACAATCAACACATCCAAAAGAGGGTCTGGTTTTTGCTTGTTATACTCAATAATCATGTCAGTATAATCGAATAAATTCCTTTCGGTTTTATATTCTCTCAAAGCCCGGTCAACATAATCCAACTTCAACCAACCACCGGGCACGTGTCCAAACTCATGAAAAATTTTTAACAAAGGTTCATTCTTTACTTTAGCAAGATTTATAAGCTGCATATAAATGTCCTCAGCTACGAAAGCACCATAGGTATTGATTGTTGAATCAGGGTTACTCAAACGTAGCTGTAAGATATTTTCTAGATCCTTGTAATGCTCATCTTTCATTACATTTGTCTTGTCCAGTTTAAGAGATCTATATGCTAAGCTATGTAAAGTTCTAAAATTAGAAAACTGTTTTCGTTCTATGTTAAACTTTGAACATGCTCGTGTGATAGCTTCCTGAGAAGCCTTACGAGTAAATGCAAAATATCCTATGCGGTCGGGCGGTGTTCCACGTTCCAACTCTTCTTCAACAATATGAAGAAGCTTTGTTGTTTTACCTGTACCTGGAGGGCCAAAAATAATTGTAGTATTGTCCATTAGAAAGGTATCTCTTCTTTCATGCTTGGTAACTCCAAATTAACTTCTTCTGTACCTTGATCAGGCACATACCACATGTAAACAACTTTACCCCTAACTCTTTTCCTGGTGTCACCCCCACCAAGCTGCTTGATCCGAGCTCCCATTTGAGTTGTCGTAAAGTCAGTAAATCTTTTTTTCTGTAAGTATTCTTCTAATGAAGACATCTTAAAAAATATCTTACCTTCATCAGACCATGCTTTACCAATCAGAATCTCTTCGATGTTCAAAGCTTTACCTTGGTCATTAATAAAATTATCCAGGTGCTGTTCAAAGCGACCTTCTTTTCTAACTTCCTTCGGCATTTCAATAATCTCTACAGACTGTAACAACTGCTGAATACGAGCAGTCCAGTCCCTGGTGTTCATTGGATTTGGTAAAATATTTAAATTATCCATACATGCTTTTCTAAATTTAGCTTGATCAAACAACTGATCTGTCGTGAGCTCTAGTCTTTGTCCGTCTACATTTAAAAACCAAACAGACTCATCAGATTGATATTTTGTTAAATCACCAAACTTATGTTCATAGTCAGGACCAATG